CAGCCTGGAATACCAACATGAAGTTGAAGGTGCCGGAAATGCCAAGAGGCATACCGTCAGAGAAGCTACCTTGTCCAAGGGGATAAACAAGAAAGACAGCAGTCGCCGCAGCGACCGGAGCAGAGTATGCAACAAAGATCCAGGGCCTCATTCCCAGTCGGTAACTAAGTTCCCATTCTCGTCCCATGTAAGAGAAGATACCGAGCAGAAAGTGGAAGACCACGAGCTGGTACGGTCCGCCGTTATAAAGCCATTCGTCAAGAGAACCCGCTTCCCACACTGGGTACAGGTGCAAACCGATGGCGTTGCTGCTAGGCACGACAGCGCCGGAGATGATGTTGTTTCCATAAAGAAGAGAGCCAGATACAGGCTCACGAATACCGTCAATATCAACGGGTGGTGCTGCAATGAATGCAATGATGAAGCAAGTAGTTGCTGCGAGCAGGCAGGGGATCATCAGTGTCCCGAACCAGCCCACATAGAGTCGATTATTTGTAGAAGTAACCCACTGGCAAAAGTCTTCCCAGGTCGAATTACGTCGTTGTGTAAGTGTTGAAAAGGTTGTCATTTAAATAAAAGTGCATGTCTATGTCGCCGGTAAGTAAGACCATTTTTAGGAGTTGGCTCTCCAAAGCTAGGGAGGGAATTGCACCCTCCTTTAATTCTATTTAGCTAGTCACCAAAGACCAGGGATAACCTGACCAGTCAGTGCATAAGATCCAAGAGCTGCGATTACACCAAGCATTGCAAGGCGTCCATTCAACATCTCTGCTTTTTCGTTGTGTGTCACGGTTACTTCAGCGGTGTACATACGTGGTTCGGTGGGCCAGATTTGTGTATCGTTCATCAGAAGTTGTACTTTGCTCCAGCCTTTACGCCGTAGCTGTTAGTGCCACCAGTCAGGAAGCTCAGTTCACCGTATGCACTCAGTGCGTCAGACACGGGAACAGAACCACCGACCTTGCCGGACAGTTCGATCTCGGTGTCGCCTGCTTCAGGCAGCACCAGAGCAGGGCCAGCTTGGACGTACCAGTTCTCACCTTCAAAACCTGCGTGGGTTTCAATAGAAGAAGAGGAATGGTCAGAACCTGCAAAGCCAGAGTTTGACTCCACGTTCACATAGGGGCCAGCTACAGCAGCAGTGCCGAAGCCGAGGAGGATACCAGTTGCGATAATAGATTTCATTTTAATAGTTGTTGTTTACTTTTTAGTCTTTACACATTTGTCTTTGCCGTTCTTTGTTCCGGCATATGAGTAGCCTTTCCAGCAAGCTTTGCCGTCAGCTCCTTTTATTTTCTTAGTAGCCTTTGGTTTTTTTGCTGCCATTTGTTTTTACTGCCTTGCTATTTTTTTTAACTGGCTTGTGAGGTTTGCCTTTATGCATAATTAAAAGAAGTTGTCAGAACGATCGAGTTTTTCAATAATTGCCTGCCTGTATGCAGGGTCACGGTCGTAGCGCGGATCAGACATAGCTGCAACAACTTCTGCCTGACTTTTAAACAAGTCGCCACCACTCGTATTAGGTGCTTTACCTGTAATCATTTGTCCATCACTACCATTTTCAGCTTCATATCTAGCGTTCAATCCTGCCACAGCAAGTTCAATTGCTTTTGCATTACCTGTCTCAACAAGTGAATCAAATGCTTGTACTGATGCGTCATCAAGATTCTTTCCAGCCCACTGAATAAGCGCATCGTATTGTTTTTCGCCTCCAACAGTTTCCTTAATTGATTTCACCTGAGTGTCATCTAACTGAGCTGAAGGTTGGTTGTTTGCTTGCGAGCTGATATATGCATTGACTAGTTCCTCGCTAGACATCTCTGTCAACTTAGACATAGTCTCTTCAGACAGTTCGCCTTTCTCTGCGTATTCAGCTGATGCTGTATTCAGAAATTCTTGAGTACTAGAAGGCTCTTCGACAGGTTGCTCTTCCACTTCAGGTTCACTTTGATTGCTCAAAGCTTTCTGTGCTTCAAGGTAACCTTTCTCTAAGTCCTCTACACTTTTGTATTTACCAGCAAGCAGTTGATCCTCTGCGGCTTGCATCTCTTCGCCAAGTGCAAGAGACTCTTGCTCATCAGCGTTTAGTACTGGAGCGTCTGCTTCAGCCTCATTCATTGAAATAGTATTAGTCATCTTGTGGTGGTAGTTGTTGTTCTTCTTGTGGTTGCTTTGAAGGGTCCATCATTGGTGCGCTAGCAATTTGACCAGCTTGATCCACAAGGGATTGCTGTTGTGCCATCTGCTGTTGCTGAGCCATCTCTTCCTGAATCTGTTCTTCACGCTTCACCAGTCCTAGGTAATCAATACCTTGAGCAGCGGCTAGTCGCTTAATAGCTTCAGTCGAATCGATGTACTTCATTAATGCTTCAGGACCAAGTGTCTGAGCAATGGTGGTAATAAACGTTGTCAAACTCTCACGATCTTGACCACGACCTAAAGCATTTACGCCAGCTACAATAGTAGGACTTACATATTCTTTAGGGATTTTTGGCAGCTGTCCATTACGTTGTAGAACCATCATTACTCGGTTCAAGTAAGGGACAAGGAACTCAACTGTAAGTAGACTGAATAGACCACCAAGCTGTTGTTCTAGTTCAAGTTGTGTAAGGCGTACTTCTTCAGCAGTAGTTCTTTCTGACTGTCGGATGTTCAGCTGTAAGAACGCCTCTCCAATTCTTCGCTCAAGTTGTTGAGCAAGGTTGGCAGCAGTTGCAAAGTCAGCTGTCTTACCACCAGTGGTTACAACAGTGACATCTTCTTGCCTGCCTTGAATGATTGCACCGTTACCAGCCTGAGCCAATGTCTGTGGCTTAGTAGTGCTCGACGGGCTTACAAGGAATACAACCTTAGCCGCCGCTGCTGATCCTTCGACCAGGGCCTGGCTCAATGCCTCAAGGCTACGGAAATCTCCAAGAAATTCTTCTACACGGCCTCGACCATAGTCCTCTCCATCGCAAGTATTGAATCTCAACACCAACCATGGGCTAGCATTTTTAGGAGCAGTACTCTTTGTACCGTCCATCACTTTGTCCATGCATTCTTGATGCCAACGCCATCGACCATTGTCTAGCTTGACGTGTGTATAGACATCTACCTCATCAGCATGTTGTGAACTTTCGTCTTGAACATTGCCTGGTGTAGGCTCAAACTTCTTCATGTCAAGAAGTTCTTTACTGACTGATTCCTTGGTGACGATCTCCAACACCTCACCATTGCCATCACGATTGACAACATAGCGGTTAAGTGGGTAGTGCTTAAGGCCATCTTTACCCATGAAGATCAGTGCATTACCACCAACAATCAGGTGCTTAAGTGCTTGATGCACTACCACACGATCATTAGAAGCAGCAATTGATTCCATGATGGTTCGTTCCATCTTGGAGAATGACAGGTCAAGTTCACTTCTGATCTCAGGAGTAATCTCTTCACCTAGCTTGTCTTCTTTTACTTGTAGCTTAAAGAATGTGGTTTGTGGAGGGAGCAATGCAAGCATTAGCTTCGCGGCCAAAGTCACCACTGCTTTGCTACCCACTGATTGCCAAGGAGTGACAAGTATTTTATGGTTTCTTGCCTCGTTATCACGGGAGATAAGATAAGGCAGTGTCAGCTTGGAACACTCTACAGCTGTATCTAAGAATTGATGTCGGTTAGAGCTTAGTTTGCTGTACCTTTCACGTGCGGTACTCATGCGTTAATACCTCCTTTTGAATCCCCACTATTTAGAGGAATCAAAAGTGAAGCAGCATCACGCTTAGTTAATTTTTTATCACCACGCAGACTCTTTGCTCCAAATGCTACTGGCTTCTTATCTGGTTTAGTTACTTCACGACGTGGTGCTGTTGAAGTCTGAGCAATTTGCAAGGGTTTTGGCGGTGGTGGCGGTGTAACTCTTGCAATTTCAGGAGGTTTTGGTTGTTCTCTATTAAAACACATTAGTTTTCTATTCGTTGGATTAACCACTCCACGACTGAACGTTGTCCAGCTCTATACATGATCTGACGTTCGGTCCAGTCTGGTGTAGGAGTAACGGGTGGATAGAATTTATCTAACTCTTCGATGATTGATCGAAGTTCTGGGCCAAAGATTGGCTCAAGCGTATTGGGGTAGATTGACATTACTGTGCTCGAAGAAAGCAGGAACTCTGCTTGCTTTTGTAAAGGAAAGTTCAGGTGCTTTACCCTGATACATCAGGTTGTCGCTCTGATCCAGCCAAAATTTTTTGTTTAATTTTCTGTCTGTTGCGTTATGCTTTAGCGGCTGCATTACCCAGTTAATTGTAGCTTTGCGCAGCTTATCTAGGGATGGACTGATGTCCAATCCGAGTTCTTTGCAGACGAGACTGTTCGTCGCGACATGGATTTGTTCATCTCTTGATATATCCGCAGAGACTGTGCGCATACCACTGTCACCAACAGCTCTAAAGAACGGGAGTAATACAAAGAAAATTGCACGCTCGGCAACCATCGCTTTGGTGATCGTGTGATCAGGATGCGCAATCCAAGCTTGTTGTAGTGCCAAGGCTTCTTTTTCAGCTTGTACGTCAACGCCATAAGCATTGGCGATGTAACCAAGTGCCACGTCGTGGTTCTCTTCATCCCGTACATTTGAGATGAGTAGCTCTCTGGCGAGCGTTGGTACATCAGTGGCCAAAGCATCAGTAATAAAGTCTCCTACGGGTAGTTCCATGTGGCGCAAGGCCAGTGCTCTGTAAATGGTTTCTTCTGCACCTTCAAGTACTGGGCCTGCTTCTGTTTGGACTGGTGTCCATTTGCGCTTACGCGCTAGTAATTTTTCATAAGGATTCATTCTTGACAATCACATTCGGGTTCATCATTTAAAAGTGACGCAAGATAATCTTCTACTTCTTCTGTATCTAAGGCAGCATAAGCATCCGACTTATCTTGTGTATCCCCCATTACTTGTAAACTGTAGTAAAGGGATGTTTGCGGAGACCTGAGCCACTCTTCGATAAAGGCGTTGTCGTAGGTGACAACATCACTCCAACTGTTGAAGCTATACCCATGAAGAAGTCCTGTGAAATCAAGCATTGTCATCAGACCATCTGCCACCCGCTTGTAAGCGTTCCAGCCGACCTCTGAAGCAATCTCAACTTCACCGTAATCATATGTTTGTACACCGAACGTGCCGCTGTCACGGTCTACTGTTCGGCCAATTGGTGGTGCAATCTCTGGGGTTGCAGTGAACCCGTCAAGATCTTTACTCCTGTAACTGCAGCTAGCAGTCGGTGCAATAGCAAAGGCTCGCACCATGTTGTGGCTACGTGCAATAGCAGCAGCTTCTGTAATACCAGTCTTGAACTGACTAGCCAAAGCAAAGGCAGGTGTCTGTACGACATCGCCACCATTTACTTGATCTAGTGCAACACCAAACTGTTCGTAGGTTATGCCGTACCGCCGTAGGAGGTTGGCAAGTCCGAGCATTCCGAGGCCAACCTGTCTGTCTGTGACGCTTGGGAGATATTCTCCTGAAGCGCCGACACCAGTTCGACCATGTAGTGAGCACAGTTCTTGCATCCCTTCACGGAAAGCTCTTGGAATGTTGTCAAATTCACAGGCAGAGAGATTGACATGCTGCAAGAGGCACGTTCCTCTGGAAGGCAAGTACACCTCAAGACAAACGTTCCCATAGATTCGATTTCCTTGTAGATCATGACGGATTTTGTTTAACCAGATGTCACCAGATTTGATTCCGAACAGCAATTCTTCTTTGAACTCGCATGCTTCCCACATCTCTGGCGTGATGTTGATGCAACGTTTTACCCAAGGCAACTCACTACGTGGTGTTTGGATAAACTCAAGTGCATCAGGATGCTCCAGCGAAATATGAAGAACTATCGCACCATTGCGGTACGTTCCGCCTCTACGTAGGATCTCGTTCAGTGTTGAATAGATTTTTCCGAATGAGACTGGACCTGATGCAACGAGGACATCATCTCCCTTACGAGATTCAGTTCCTTTGGGTCTGAGTTTTGACAGGTGGATTGCGCAACCCGCTCCATTTCTAAGAGCATGTGACGCAAAACGCCAGCTCGCCTCGATTCCATTGCTCCCCTCCATTGAGTCTTCAACTACGAAGACAGTGCATGAAACTGGAAGACGTGACTCAGGGTTATCGAGCCACGATTGTACACGTCCAGTACGTGAGATAAGTGATGTGGTCATTATTAAACTAGGTCTGTAAGTGTTGGTGGCTTGTAGTTTGGTCCCTTCAGTACCTTTCCGTCTGCTCGATAGATAGGCTTACCATCTTCACCAAGCTTGGACATGTTTGAGTTGTACACACGTCGCATAGCCTCATCAAGATCCCACTCTTGTGAAGCAGCCATCTGATAGCAGACAAATACAAGGTCAGCTAGTTCTTTCAACTGATCACACTCATCCTCAAAGTAAAAGGCTTCGTGGAACTCACTCCACTCTTCATCGATCAATGCCTTCTGTACTTTGCGTGCTTCTTTACCAGTCTGATTTAGGGAATAGGCTTGCCGGAACCGATCTGCTTGG